ACAGGATGTCCATGCGGGCCGGTTCCTGATCCGATCCAATCTGATACTGCTGCACCATGCGGATGCTGATGCCCAGTTCCTTGGACCGCACCGTGGTCGTCTCCACGCCACTGGACGGCTTGTGCAGGTCCGCCATGACCAGCGCAAACGCGTCGGGGTGATACAGCAGCGACTGCGGGGTCGTGGTCGCCGTGAGCGTGCCCGCCGTGGGCGAGGTGGCCCCCAGCACCGTGATGACCGCGTTGTCGGCCGGCGAGTTGGTCACGGTCTGGAGCTGCCCCGACGTGATGATTGACGGGCTGATGGGGATCGTGAGGGCGCCCGCCGTGTCGCTGACATCGGCAGTCACCACGAACTGCTGCAACTGCCCCGTCGAGGCGTACGACACCTGATTGACCGAAAACACCCCAGCGACCGTGAAAATGTCGCCCTTTTTGAGGGTGGTCGCGCCGGAGGCAAACCCGTCCGTGACGAGCGAGGAGCCGGTCTGGCTGGCACCGTTGACCAGCGGCGTGGACGCCGTGAACGCCCCCGTGACGTGCTTGGCGACGTTCTGATCCTCGTACCAGGAGTCAAACCCCAGCGCACGCGCGGCAAACTGCCCCGACCGGTACTGTTCACTGACCTGCGCGGCCGGATTGAACAGCGCCAGATTGGCGTTGGCCAGCGTCACCATTGACACCGGATCCAGCAGGGCCAGACGGCCCTCGGACGGCACTGACGCATTGGTCAGCTTGGCCCCGCCCTGCAGGTACGTCAGGTTGCTGTTTGGAACCGTCCCAGGCGTGCCGACCGCCTGATACACGTCCTTGTAGACCGTGGTCAGCCCGTCGAAGTCCACGATGTTGGCCAGCGCAATGGCGGCGGGGTTGACGTAGCGGGTGCGGACCGCATCGACTTCCATCGTCATCTGCGCCGAGGAGAACGAGAAGGCCACGTTCTTCTGGTGGGTCAGCGTGATCGGGACATACTGGTCGTTGATGCCCTGAATCTGCAGCGCCTGCCCTTCCGTTACCTGAAACCGCTGGGGAAGGCGGGCGTTGACGGTGTAGCCGATTTTCGCACCGGCCTGCACATACTGATCATCGTAGGAGCGGTTCACGTTGGCGGCGAACTTCAGCGTGTTCACCAGGCTCCGTGCCACTTCTTTCGTATACCACGTCGGAGTTACAAGTGTGTTTGCCATGTGTCACCATCGGCGGCGGGAACGATCGAGTTCGTTCATCCGTCGCACATATTCCGGCCCAAACTCCATTTCGGATGGATCGTCTGTGGTGGCCGTGGGCTGACTCCCGACTGGCGTGATCGGGGGTTTGGCCAGACTAAATCGCCGAGGGGCTGCTGAACCGCCAGAGGCAGCAGACAGGCGTCCTTCCAAAGCCTTCATTTCACCGAAGGCCAACATGGGAGGCAGCGCAAACAGGCGCTGAGCGTCATCGGGGTGCGCCGCGAAGTGGAGCATCAAGTCGGCCGCGAGCGGGCTGTCCTTGATCACCTCCACCATCGGCGGCGAAAGTTCGATGTCCTCCCGATTAACCAGAACATCGAAGTCGGGGTGTTTCGTCTTGGCCTCCGACAGGCGCTGCGCAAAGCTCTGCGTCCGGTCGGCTTCCCACGACTGACGCCGGCTCTGCTCCTGCGCCTGTCGCTGACTGGCTTCATAATCGCGTACGGCCTGCCGTGCTGTCCAGAGACTTGTGGCCTTTACGAATTCCGCGTAGGTTTGGAAGTCGTCTTCCTGCGGCTCGGGGTCGCTGGCCGGCGCGGCACCCGTGAGGGCCGGCGTAGACGGCGCGGGACGGAGCGCGGCCTTCTCAGCCCGTAAGGCGTCCAGTTCCTGCCGCATCTGGTCTCGTTCCCGCTGCGTCTCGCCCCGCTGGCGCACCAGCGCGTTGATTTCGTCCTGAATCGTCTGCTTGCGGCCTTCGAGGCTCCGCTTGCGGACATTCAGTTGCCGTGCCGCGTCGGACGTCGCCGCGTCGGGAGACGCGTCGGCGCCCGGATCGGCCTCGGTGGCAGGCGGGTCGGTCGGGGTCAGTTCGGTCGCCAGCGCCTCGGGGGTCGCCGTGTTCGTGCTGACTTCAAACTGCTCGGTCGTCGCCGTGGTCATGTCACTCATTGGCATCACTTTCGCGTTGAGATGCGGCCTCAACGAGTCCGGTGGCCAACGTGTTCGAGAGCGCGGCCACGCGCTTTTCCTGCGCGATGCGTTCCTGGCTCTGGGTCTGCGCAAAGGTGGTCACTTCGGCGGTGTCCGCCTCCGTCTGCACCTTGGTCACACCCAAATCCGTGCGCATCTGCCCCAACTGCAACTGCGTCTGCGCCTGCAACTGCGCAATCGCTTCCTTGCTCTGGAGGCGCATCCGTTCCAGTTCCAGATCGGCCTGGATTTCAATCTGCTTGGTCTTGAGCGCGTCCATCGCCGCGTTCAACTGCTGCGTCAGCCCCTCAATGACCTGCCCGGATTCCTGCTTGATCTGTTCCAACGCGGCCAGCAATTGCTGCGGCTCAGGAGCGGCCTCGGGGTCTTTGGCTTCTGGCGGCAGCAAGCGTTTCAGGCGATCCGCAATCTCCTGATGGCCGGGGAAATCCTTGTACTTAAAGTACAGGTCGCCAATCATGGGCAGGAGATTGGGGGCATTCGCCAGAATCTGCGAAATCTCGTCCGACGCCTGTTCGGCGCGGTTGCGGTAGGCGCGGCCAATCGAGACCGTGCAGAGATACTGCCCTTGGGTCAGGTCGTACTGCTTGATCGCCTGTGTCCCCGCCATCTGCCCCGGCCTTCCGTGGGGCAGCTCCTGCGGCATCCCGTTTGGCCCCGGCACAAACGGAGCATTCAGCATGACCTGCTTCTGGGTGTCGTCCGCGTTGAGAATCCGGGCAATCCGTCCCGGACGGTCGTAGACCTTCGGGATGAGGTCCATGAGGACTTTGGCCTCATAGGTCATCGAAATGGACGCCAGATTGTCCAGATAGTTGGAATTCCCGGCATCCGACTGCTGCTGCAGGGCCAGCACGGCTTTGCCGGATCGCGACCCCGCGCTCGACCCCAACGACGGGTCAAATACCCCGGTCGTGGCTTTGATGAACGTGTCCGCCTGATCCACGAGCGCCAGCGACGGCGCCAGATTCGCCCCGGCGGTGTTGCGCTGTGGCGGACCTGCAGGTTGGCCGGCAATGGTTTGCGCCACGTATTCCAGATACGGGAAATTGCGCCAATTGGCCTGCGCCCACGCCTGTTCGTGGCCTTCAAACTGGCCCTCGACCCCAATGAACGGCGCTTTGGGTTCCAACGCCACCACTTCCACGGCCGTGGACACGGCGTAGTTGAACAGCCGCGCCGAATCTTTGGCCGGGTGAATGACCCCCATCCACTTGCGCTGTCCGTTGATGTTTTGTTCTTTCCCGACGACCGCAATAATCGGGATGTATTGCCCATCCCAGTCCTGCTCGTCCAAAATCTCCGTGCCGGTCAGTTTGTACCACCGCACCGCCCGCCGTTCCGAGGGGCGACGTTGCAGGATGGCGTCCGGCGGGAGTCCGTCCGGTAGCTCATCGGCCCACGCCGTGACCGTCTGCCCCCGGTCGTTCTGATAGGCCACCCGTTCGACGGGAACCCGGTGGACGACGAAGTATTCCATCACCCGGATGGCCGCATCCCCGTCCTCGGTCTGCGTCATCCATCCGGGCGCCTCGGCCCCAATGGCACTGAAGGCGTCGTCATCCAGTTGCGCCGTCGCGCTCTCGGGAAACGCCTCTTGAAACGCTTCCTGCGTCATAAACGTGCCGACAAACGCCCACTGCATGTCCGACCAGTCGGGCTGTTGGGCAAACGGGTCGAGAAACACCTCGCCCTGATTGAGAATGCGGTCAATGACCAGTTCCTGGTCAAACTCCTGCCCGGACTGGTCGGCATACTGCTTCAACACGCGGTAAAACCCGCGCCCGGTCTTCACCGCCCGCTCAAACGCCCATCCTCGTGCCAGATTCGCCCGCGACCGCTGCTCGATGTGCCGGATCAGCCCCTGAATGACCTCGGCCGTCTCCTGATCCGCATCCGGCGAATTGGGCGACACCTCGATCCCGAGTTTGGCATTCTTCTGCTGGTTGATGATGAGCTGAATCGGCTGATCCAGTTTGGGAATCGTGAGCATCGGGCGGGCGGGAATCGGCACCCCCTCGATGATATTGGCCCCGCGGGCCTGCTTGACGTCATCGGGCCACTGATCCCCGCCTCAAACTTCAGATCATCCACTTCCTGCTGGCGTTGGCTGTTCTCCGCCGACACCACGAGCGCAAACCGACGCTTCGCCGTGGTCAAGACATCTGTGGAGGATCGGGCCACGTCAAGACTCTACTGACTTTGGGGGACAAAATCAACTCGCCATCCACCCGGATCGCATCATCGGCGGCAACGTGGACTCCTTTTTCGCCTTGGGCGTGGGATCGCTGGCCCACACCGACAAATACCGGAACGCATCGGCCGCATGGGACGCCCAGTCATGCACCGGCACCGCCTTGAACTCCTGCAACCGCCGGTTGTAGTCCCGTTTGTAGTGCCGCAACGCCTCAATCCCCGCGTGGCACTTCTGCGCGTCAAACCAACACTTCTGCAGCAACATGCGGACGGCGTGAATGCCCTCTTCGAGGTCGTTCTGGATCCCGCCATGCAACCGCGGAATCACCTGAAACGTGATCCCCAGCGATTTGGCCACTTCCCACCGACTCCGCCCACTGCTCAGTTCCCGCACCTGAATGTCATGCGGGGCATAGTGCTTGCCGTAGGTATACCCCTTGCTCTGCAACACAGACGCAAAATGCGGGAACCCCTCGCCCGAGGCTTCGTAGTAGTCCACGAGCCGCACCTCCCCCCCACGGAGCCGCTGCACAAACCAGATCGCCGTGGCATCCCCCACCCCCAAATCCCAGGTCGTGTCCACCGGCAGAATCGGATCGACCGGCACGGCGGTAATCCGCCCCTCCGCCTGCGCCGCGTCCAGCTCCTTGCCGTAGATTGCCCCCTTGACCGCCGCTTCCCACGAACACTCATATTCCTGGGCAAACTCGTCCTCGGTCATCATCGCCCGCGCATCGGCCAGTTCTTCCGGTGCAATCAACCCCGTCTCCGACGCCTTGAATTGCAAATACTGCCACTGCCCCGTCTCGTCCTGCTGCGCCCGCTGCGCCATGTCGTAAAACTGGTTCTTCCCGTTCGGCGTTCCCAAAAACAACGCCCACCCCAGCCGGTCACTCAACGCCGGCCGGATGATCTCCGAGAAAATGTTCCCCGGCTGCAACCCATACTCGTCAAACGTCACCCCGTCAAAATACTGCCCGCGCAGACTGTCCGGGTTGTCCGCCCCAAACAACTGCACCCGCGCCCCATTGGGCAAATTGACCGCCATCTCCGATTCCCGCTGTTCGACCCCAGGAATCACCTTCGTCACCGCCTTCACGTAGTCCCACGCAATGTGCCGCGCCTGCTTCAACGTCGGCCCAATGTATGCAAACCGCGGCCGCGGCTTCTGACACTCCGTCGCCTTCACCGTCTTATGCACCACCGCACACACCGACTTCCCCATGCGGCGATGACAATTCGCCACCACCCACCGATGCGTCTCCAACGCCTGATGAATCACCAACTGCGGCGGCCGCGGCCGATACCCCAAGTCAATCAGCCCCATTTCCGCACCGCCCCACACACCACACACCGCCACCGCTCCCCCACCGGCTCATGCCCCGTATGCACCCACCGCCGATGCAACGCCTCCGGCCACCCCAGCTCCCCCTTCGCCGCCACCAGCCGCCGATGCACCCCGTCCCGCCACCGCTTCCACTCCGCCGTCCCCGGATTACACGCCCCCTCACACACCAACCTCACCACGGCTTCCCCACCTGCACCCCAATCTGCACCCCCACCCCCTTCTCCACCGCCCCAAACGCCCGCTCCCATAACATCAACTCCATCGCATTCGACCCCGCCCGCCCCTCCCGCAACCGCTTCCGCAACCCCCGCACATACACCTTGTCCTGCACCAACTTCAACGCCAACGCCCGCCCCATCTCCCCCTTCACCACCTCCACCACCGTCGGTTTCGGCGGCTCGATCGATACCGGTGCATCCTGTGTGTGTGTGGTGCGTAGTGGGGCCAGCGGGTCCATGCCCTACCATACCAGAAAAATGGAAAATCGGGAAGATGGGTATGGGGGTTCCCTGAGTCAATGACCGGGGGGGCCGAAGGCCGTGTGGCCTGCCGGGGGGGGCGTTTTTCTGGCGGCGTTTCGAGTGGGCCGAATTGTCTGGGCCGGGTGTCGGGTCTGGCCTGTCGGGTGTCGCGGCATGTCGCGTCAGGCGTCAGATTACGCCATGCTTGCGCCACGCGGCACGGTGTGTCCAGGCTGTGGGCTGACTGATAGTGTCGGGCCGGCTCAAGGTGGTGGTGCAGTGTCGGCCTGGCCGATCCCAGGTTACTCGCCGCCCTGTTTGGGTGCGCGGCACGCGCTATTAACGGGTATCAGTGCATCGCATGGGGGCATTCTCGGCCGTGTATCGGCGCGACGGGATGCGCTACCATAAGTTAACATAATGCACCTTATCAGACCCCGCGTCCGTAACTGCTGACGGCTCAAGCACTTACCACGGTTTCACCATCGGACAGCATGTGCTGCCGGCCTGCTCAAGGGTGCTGGGGTGCTACGGTGGGGCATCGTGATACTGCGTGCTGGTGCGTGGTGACGGTGCGCCACGACCGCGCACGGAGTCTATGCGTTTCCGGAAGCGCCGTTTTCGCTCCACTGCCCAGTTTCCACGGTAGCTCGTGGCGCAGCGTGAAGAGGCGTGGCGTGGTATGTCGGCGCTGCGAGCCGCTGGCGCGACGGGTTCGGGGTGCTGTGTCGGCTGGATGTGGGTTGGATGGTTCTGGGGGTGTGGTTCGTGGTGGTGGCTGGTGTTGGCGGGGTGTGAAAATAACTATTGCGTGGTGGCGCGTAAAGTCTTAAGATGTATTGTGTCGGCGCTGGTGCCGATGAAAAGGGGGTCTTATGATGACGACGTGGGAATTGCTTACCAGTGAAGGGCCGGTGGTGCAGATCAGCGACCGCTGGTTCATCACGATGGACAAGGCGGGATTCAACCTGCCCGAGAACAACGGGCGAGGCTGGGCCACCGAGATGGACGCGTTGCTGGCGCATCTGCGGATCCTGGACGCGGCGACGCGGCAGCAAAGTGCAACGGTCATGCTCGAATCACACCGGGACGGGCTGGTGCAGTGGGAGGCGGGCCGCTAGGCCCGTCTCTTT